ATCGTGTCGTCAGCTGCCTGATCTGGCACTGTGCCGCGCTCAAGCACAACAATCCGAACTCTGAGCGTCCAGTCCAAAGTTGGCAGACTCGTGTTCTGCTCTGGTGTGTCGCTGATCGGCTCAATGACAATGGCAGGCGACTCCTCGCGACTTAGCGGTTCTACCCTGCTTCGATAAATCCTTGTGCCGACCCCTGTCGTACCAGTAAGGGCAGTCTTTATTGCTGCAAGAATGTTCTCACGCTTGGTCGTCATGACTTCATCAGCATTACACGCATAATCTTGCCATCGTCTAAAAGCATCGGCTCACGGACGGTGTAGTTAACGCTATCGACCGTCATGGTGTCGCCTTGCGTGACGGACGAAAAGTCAGATGACTTGACCACGACCGCATAGTCCGTCGTCAAGACTATGCCGTCAGCAATAATCTCGTTAGGCGATTCAAAGTAGCCAACACTTGTTGTTTCCCCTGACACCACAGGCACTGTGAAACCCGGCGTATCGAAAAAAGCGTCGAGGTCTTCTTGAAAATCGAGTGCCATATGAAAAAGCCCCCGGTAAGCCGGGGGCAAAGATCAACGATCAGTTGTACTTCTTGCGTCCCAGTGCTGTGACGCTCAATGCACCTGCACCAGTACCACCAGCAACGGTGATGACTACGCGGGCATAACGCTTGATCTCATCAGTGTTAACCGTGAGGGTCTCTACAAGAGCAGTGTTTGCAGTTGTAGTAGTGAAAGCAGCGTCAGTGACATCAGCGAAAGTGCTGTTGTCAGCAGAGTCCTGCACCTTGACGGCATAGGTGACTCCTGATCCGCCAGCCTCGGCGTCAAGAATCATGGTGATGTCACCTTCGTAATCCAGAAGGTCCACGCCTGTTTCATTGCCAGTTGCGGTGACAACGTCGTTAGGCGCAAACGACAGGACGGTCAAAGTCCGTCGAGTGTTGCCGATGCTCATGATTCCTTAGTCCTCTTGCGAGTAGTGGTTTTCTTGGGAGCAGGCTCAGAAGCAGGCGCTTCTGCCTCTGCTTTGTGTTCAACGGCCTTGCCGAGACCAATCAAGGTCACGGCATCGCTATGACTGACTTCCAAAATGGAGCCCGCTTTCGCAGACTCCCCGGAAATCATTACTGGCCTCAGGATCTCAACCTTCATCAGGTAGCGAAGCAGAAAGCACCAGGCTGCTTGACAGCGAAATCAACATCCTGCAGAGCAATGATGCGAACGGTGCCAGCGGTGGCGCCTGCATAAGGATCAACAGTCAGATCCAAACCAGACCACATCGCCATGATCAGCATGGAGAAGTCGCCGAACAGTGCATCGTTGTTGCCCAGCTGGTTAGAGACCGTTACGGGGTAGCCGTTGATCTCGTTGTCGGCGAAGACAAATTCACCGCTACCAGCGTCTTTCTTGGTGCTCTTGAGAGCGCCGCGAGCAGATGCGTTGATGATGTAGCGCAGGCTGCCTGCATCAGCGTTGGCTGCAGCAACATCGGTCTCCATGCCGATGTACTCCTCAAAGGTGCCGAAGCTGCTCAGAGACTGAGTGCCGATACCAGTGGTGTTGATGATGCCCAGAGGCTGGTTAGAGGAACCAGAACCGTTCAGGCCAACACGGTCAAGCTCAAGAGCAATGACGCGAGCCAGGTCATCACGGACCATTGCCTCAACATCGATGCTGGATTGCAGCAGCAGCTTGCGGGAGTAATCAACAAAAGCACCGCAGGTCTTGGGGCTCAGGTTGACTTGCTCAATGGTTTGCTGAGATTCGGTGGGAGAAGACCCCTCGCCTACCCAGTAAGCCGTGGCCGAGCTTCCCTGCTTGGGAATTGAGATGTTGCCGTTGATTCCGCTCAGGGTGGTCATGCCGGCGTCAGCCAGTGCAAGACGGTTGCGGAGCAGATCGATGAAGCTGCCAGACAGCAGAACATCGTCAACGAGGTTGCCGCCAGCGGTGGCAGTACCAACGTTCAAGTCACGACGCAGCACCTCATTGGGCACCACGATGCCGTTAGAGGAGCGCTCATACTGCTTGGCAGCAGCTTGGCCGACTTCAATCTCGAACTCAGCGGCCCGGAGAGCTGACTTATCGCCAGGATTAGCCAGATAGTTCAGAGCACGAATGAAGCTGAAGCGCTTGACTTCTTTCTGAGAAAGACCGACATCGTTGGAAGTGACATCGGCAGAACGGATGGGTTGTTCCACTTGACGGGTTCCGAGTTTTTCTAGGAATGCAGCACGAGCCTCGTCGAGGGAGTTGTCTCCATCGATAAGTTCTTGTGCCAGATCTGCCATGCGGTGCTGAGCACCAAGAGCATTGATAGAGGCAACGCGGTCTTTTTCGGCCTTCTTGGCCTCCGACCGGATCACCTCCAGGTTGGGAGTTTGTTCTTCCATCGCAGGAGCGGGTGTAGATGCGGCGGTGACCGCGGAACGAGTTTCCTGTTTTTCAACAGGAGCTTCGTTTGTAATAGTAGTGTCTTCAGGTTGTGAAGATTCAGGCATAGCAGGCTCTTCTGAAAGAAGTGAACGTCCGATCCCAATTGTGGGGTCAGCCGGAATCGAAACAAGGCTCAATTCGTGAGGCGTCCAGCTAGTAGCAAGGACACCCTCTTCGCGTTGCTCAACCTCATCGATTGAATAGCCAAACGAAATACCGCGCAAGATGCCGTCTTTAACGTCATCTAGATACTGTTTGGCGAAATCAGAGCGCGAAAAGCGGATTTTTGCGTAAGCACGCTTTTTGTCTTCATCCAGATAGGCCCGCTCGACCACACCCAAGACTTTGTCGGGGTTGTGGTTGAAAAGGAACGGAGCGCCATCATTCAGACGCATGAAGTTAGGTGCCTTGCTGTCATGGCTAAGCACCTCGCTGCCGAAATACCGCACGACTGGGTACTCAGAGCTGAAAGGAAACTCAAAAGTCCGCTCGTCGAGAGAGCGAATATCGGTCGCCTCGGTGCGCTGCATACGCTCGCCGACGACAGAACGCTTTTCCTCTGGCTCCTCAGCCCGGATCGGCGCAATCTTTGTCAGCGTGCTGAACTTGTGCCCAACCTTCCGATCAGTCGCCTCTTTGTCGCGATAAAGAGTGATCAACGCTGCAGGGTCATCTGCAGTGCCAGTGATCGTGAATGAAGAATCAGGAACATCGATGGTTCCGTCACGCTCGATCCGATCAATACGACCTTCGGCGCGACCACCTGATGAGTTCCAGGAGACGAAGTCTCCACGCTTTAGGGCATCAGGTGCTGCCCTTTCTTGTTCCTGCTCCATAAAAGTCAAGAGTTCTTCCTCATTATTGCTAATAAGTTGTCTACCTTCTCGTGCCTTCTTGATCCGCTTCGATCGGGCGTCTGACCAAGACTTGCCAGCATCACCTCCCCAGGCGGCCCAAGCCACTCTTCCGTTACTGGGATAACCATCTTCCCCAGAGCTAAAACCCTTGCCCTGCTTGTCGACCTCGTGCCTTGCAAACCAAGCCGACATGGTGACAACAGTGTCAGCTGACAGCTCATTGCCACTCAAAATTTGACTTGCTCTAGTGCGGGCAACGTCAGTGCCGCCACCCTCACCATCAGACTTCCAATCGCGATAACGCTGAGCTTCAGTCCTCATGCCCTCGTTAGGCATAAGGTCAATCTCAACTCCGTTTACGTTTGCCATTTGTCCGCTTGCGGGTGGGCTGTGGCTCTTCTGATTCAAGCAACGAGAGCTGCATAGTCTCGTCAGTCAGATCAAGGTCCTTGTCTAGCTTGACTCCAGCGTCAGCAGCGATTTGCTGCTCACGGGCAAGCTCAGCAACGTTGTCATCAAAATCACCGCCTGAGTAAGCAATGATCTGCGCCTTGGTCATGTAACCAGCTTGTTCCGCTTCGCGATAAGCCTTGACCTCCTTGAGCGGATCGACCCAGCTCCAACCACGCGGCATCCAGCGAGGAGACAAGTAGCGCTCAGGACGTAGCTCGTAGTCAGGGAAGTCGCAGTAACCGCTAAGTACGGCAAGGTTCAGCCACTCACGAAACACACGCATATGCAGGTTGTCGATCAGATACTTCTGAACAACACGCCAGTGCTCACGATCCTCCAGAAGTGACAGCCTTGAGCTGCTGTAGTTGGTGTCGCTGAAGTCACGAGACAACGTCTCGTAAGAGCAACCAAAGCCAGACGCGAAACGTCTGACCTTGTTTTTGACAAACATCTCGAACTGTTGATCCGGAGAGTCAATGTCTGGAACAGTGATCTGCTCGCCAGGACTCAGATACTTGAACGTACCTGGGGAGAACTCACTGATACGTTCGCTGTTTTCAACGTCATCAGCGATCAACTCGCCTTCGTTGTTAGTGATGAAGCCCATGATGCTTGCGCCAGCACGAGCGCGAATCACAGCTGCTTCTTCATAGCCTTGCAGCTGATGCGCATCCGCCATCACGCTGTGGAACCACGGCACACCTCTGTTCTGGCCTGGCCTCTCAGGCATGAACAGATGAATTACGTCATCTGCAGGCAGAAAGACGTGCTTCCTGTCAGGAACAGGGTTGCCTTGGAAAAATGTATCTCCAGGGTGACGAGTCAGGATCGCGTACCGCACAGGGCGGCCCCACTC